TACTCTGGAATTGATTCTTTTAGCTGATCTACCCATGTCATAGAGTTTCTCCACCAAGAGGCCTGTTACAAGCACAAAGCTCGCCAGTCTGAAGTGCATCAAGTACTCGAAGCGCCTCATCTGCGTTTCTTCCGACATCCAAGTTATTACATGTGACATGCTGGATAATGTTATCTGGGTCTACAATAAATGTTGCACGATAAGCAACACCAGATGGGTGATGTACTCCAAGATCATTGGCAAGCTGGTGAGCTGAATCTGCGAATGACCATGAGTTTGTCTTCTTTAGATCTTCGTGTGCATTTCTCCAAGCAATCTTGCAGAATTCGTTATCTACCGAACCAGTCATAAGAACGGTATCTCTATCGTTAAAGTCATTTACTAATGCATCATAAGCAACAATTTCTGTTGGGCATACAAAAGTAAAGTCTTTTGGATAAAAAGCAATAATCTTCCATTTGCCTGGAAAAGAGTCTTGCGTAATTGTTTCAAAAGAACTGTCCTCGTAAGACAGTGCTCCAGGTTTAACTCCAGTAACGGCAAAATTACCGAGCTTATCTCCTACAGTTTTCATTTTTCTCCTTATATATAAGTGGGAAAATCCCGCACCCCTGGCTGGAATCGAACCAGCGACCAACAGATTAGAAGTCTGTTGCTCTTCCGCTGAGCTACAGAGGTGTGTGCCAGGTAGGACTTGAACCTACGATTACCGAATTATGAGTTCGGGGCTTTAACCAACTAAGCTACTGGCACCAGTTAGTATATTATAACCGTAATGTGCCTGCCAGTCAATAGCATCTTTATGGTCATTTAATAGTGGCTGACCTTTTATATTTAAGCTTGTATTTAATAAAATTGGTACGCCTGTTTTTAAATAAAATTTATTTATTGCAACCCATAGGCCACGATGCTGTTCCCTATTTACTGTTTGCACCCTTGATGTTCCATCAACATGTACTACAGATGGTATCACTTCTGGTCTTAAACACTTTACAGTGTATTGCATGTAGGGGCTGGAGAAATTCATATCAAACCATTTACTTGCATGCTCTTCTAAAACTACTGGTGCAAAGGGTCTAAATTGCTCTCTCTGCTTAATAGCATTAACCTTATCCTTAATGTTTGGATCTCTTGGGTCTGCAAGTATGCTTCTATTTCCCAAAGCTCTTGGACCATATTCTGCTCTACCTGTTGCCACCGCAACAATTCCGTCTTTTAATATAGCATCAACTATTTGTTGAGATGGATAAGTTCCACCCATATCATAGCCAAGATATGGGCTATTCCACTCAACATGTTTTCCATAAAGAGCAGCCGCAGCACCCAAAGAGCTTCCAGCGTCTCCTGGGTTTGGCATTATCCATACATCATTAAAAATTTTCCACAGAATTGTATTGGCTGAGGAATTAAGGGCACACCCACCCATAAAAACCAAATTCTTTTTGCCAGTAATTTCTTTTGCCATACGCATAAAATCATTAAGCCTTTGTTCATAAACAACTTGAACGGCAGCCGCTATGTCAAATTTATCTTGATCGGATAAAGGCATATTCCAGTCTGTTATTCCTTTATGAAAGTTGTACGCCTGCTTATTTACAGAAGGGAAATAGTCATTTATCTCTTTATAATACCTAGTCCAGTCACCATACCCAGCCATACCCATCATGATATATTCTTCTTGATTTGGCATTAACCCAATAAGTTTAGTAAATGCTGAATAGAATAAGCCAAAGCTTACTGGGTAGTTCTGCTTATACTTTAACTTGATTGACTCACCCTCACCAACCCATATTGTTGATGTGTTGTATTCACCCATAGCATCTAGGACAACAATTACTGCATCATAAAATTTACTTGTGTAATATCCTGCTGCTGCATGTGAGTAATGGTGGCTAAATGATTTCCTAGATACTCCATCTATATCAAACCTTGGCTTCCATTCCCCAGAACCACCCTTTAAAAATAGCCTGGAGGCCTTTAGAAGCGGTTTCTCATAGTAGGCTATGCTATCAGGTATGCCATACTGCAAAGCATCACTAACTAAACTATCATTTATATACCAATCATTTTTTTGCTTGCTATATCTTTCGGCATGTCCAGCAAACAATATCTCTCCATCTTTAATTAAAGATATTGATGCATCATGTGAGGTTTCATTAACTCCCAATATTATAGTCATTTATTTCCTTTACAAAAAACTCTGCCCAATGTATATGCTTGTGTATGCTTGAGTGTCCATTTAGTGTTGCTGTTCTTGATATCTTTACGTCTAATGCTATATCAAATGCACTTGGATACTCTTCTCTTTGCTCGCTATGGCACAAAAATTCTGTACTGCATGCGGCTCCTTTTCTATGAAACTTACTGCACAGTATGTCTTTTCCTAGATCTTCGACTCTTTGGTGCCATTCAGTCTCATTAAAATTAAAATAGTTTCTAAAATAACCCTTGTCTTTATTTTGATTAAGCCATATATTTTGTCCAACCACCCACGTTGTCCATATCAGCTTTATATTATTAGTATTACAATAAGCCTCAAGCATTTTTATATACTGTATTGAAAGCATCTGTGCAGTCTCTAACGGCATTATTTCTTCTGCAACCACTGCTGTTTTTAAATACTTTGGCCTTCCCTCATAAGTTGGCTGTGGGCATATTCCATATGTTATAACCTCTTCATCTTGATCTAGGGAAGGTACGCTGCCATTAATTCTATATTCTTTTTGTGGTCTCATTTGATGAGATCTTGAAGAAATTTCCATTCTTACAAAATCTGGGAAAAGGCATAGGACAATCTTTGGATTACCAAACTTTTTAACATACTCAAAAAAACAATTTATTTCAAAAGGTACACCTTTTCCGCTGGAGCCTAGGTTATGCATGCTAAGGTTGAGATCTTTTGCTACAAAATCTGCCCAGGTTTGTCCTGGCAAAACACCTTCACCGTATGTGTAAGAACATCCAAGCGCTACTATGTCAGCAACTTCTGTAAACTCTTTTCCTGTGAATCCAGAAGAGTTTGAATTGACACCCTTCCTTGCGCCTCTTAGCCCGCCGACTAATCCTTCTGTTGCATACTTCCAGTTTATTTCTTCGTGGTCTGGGTGGTAGAATGAGCCATTCATTTCTCTTGCCATAATATAATCTCCTTTTTAAAGTTTTCTGCTATATGTATATTCCTATGTAAACCAAAGTGTGGCGTAGGCGCACTGCTAGCATCTTTTGAATAGTAAAAATTTTTAATCCCTGAATGCTCGATGTGGCAACTTTCTTTGTAAACCTCTTTCATTCCATCCTGTTTATCAAAATGCCAGTCAGTCATACCTAAGCTAATATAGTTTTTAAATTTAGTTAATGACATGTTTTGATCAAGCCAAAGCGATTCTGGTTCTGACCATGTTCCCCACAGCAATCTTACATTATTTGTGTTGCAATACATTTCAAGCATTTTAATATACTGAATAGATAGATCGAACGATAGCTCTGAGGGAATGGAGTCCTCTGCAATAAAGACACTACTACCAGTATTAAACTTATTATTTTGATTCCAAATTCCATATCTTATTATTTGATCTTTTTCTAAATCATGTTTTGGAAATTGATTATATCTTGGAGTCATATGTGAAGTTTTAGATGAAATCTCAGCTCTACTAAATTCTGGGAATAAGCATAACAATATCTTTGGGTTCCCAAATTCATTTACATATGAGAAAAACTTATTGATGCTCCACATAATAGATTTACCGCAACCAGCAAGGTTGTGCACCGACATCTCTAAATCTTTTGCCAGTAAGTCTGGCCACGCCTGCCCAGGATCCACACCTAGTCCAAATGTCATTGAGCATCCAAGTGAAACAATGTCAGCGCATGAATCAAACTCTTCTGACCTGTACCCATAGCTATTGCACTCCTCGTGCCAGTCAGATATTTCTGACTTTAATGGGTACTGCGATTCATACCACAGTTCATTTGAATTTAATTGCATTAGTATATAAACCTATCTTTTCCTCTGTTCTTTCTTTTTTTAAAGAATCTAAATGGTACTGATAAGTAATATTTTATTCTTGTCACTACTCTATGCTCTTCTCTACTAGCTCCTGTACGTATTCGGAAAAATGTTTCCTTATGGAGCCCATTGGCCTAGACCCGTAAGACTCCCATATTCTTTTATACTCAAGAACGTTTGCAAAAGTTGTTGGGCAAACAACAGTTCCATTGTATTCTCTTAGTACAGTTGGCAGCGGAACATGCTTGCTGCAACACTTACATTCTTTTGCTTTATCCTGATATTCGCTCATATTATTTGCATCCTGTCCATAGCTTCTCTTAAATGATCTGGCATTCTTGGGGCACGTATCATATTATATTGTGATACTTCTCCATCAGCAGGCTTGCCAAAGTCTGCATCGTAATTCATTGATTCATACGTATGAATATTTATCTGATCGTTGTTGTCTGGTCTTGTCCTACTTATTGAATTAAAGATGGATCCGCATACTGCGTCCGCAAGGTCTTTTGAACCTTTTCTAGGGTGATCAACCTTATCACGCATAATCTTTAGCTGTAGCAACTCATCAATCAAAAGCGGTATATGTGGTCCATGAAGTCTTTCTTCAAGAACAACCATTGCCATGTCATCATAATGCTTTTTTGCTACAGAAAGAATTTCTGTATTAATTCCATAAGACTTGAGCTGCTGCATCATATCGTGTGAGTTCCATCTATCGAATGTGCACACAGATATATTAAATCCCCTTGTCTTTAGGGCAAGGATATAATCTTTTACTTCTGTAAAGTCAACCGACTTATCTGCTGTTGGTGTCCAGTATCTGACTGCGTCTACAGATATAATAGGCGCTGGCTGAGAGTACTCGTTTGTGACCTTTACATTAACCCATCTATCAACATGCGCCATCGCAACTGCACAGTGGTCATGCTTTTGAGCCAAGTCTACGTGTATAAAATATCTCTTGTCTGGGTCTGGTATGAACCACTCCTCAAGTCTTCCAAAGCTATCCACCGCAAGCCCAGTATTATTAAATGCTTTCTCAACCTTTTCTCTAGATTTAAAGAATGCATCAATCATCTCAGGTGGCATACAGGCAAATCTACCAAGAGCGTCAAGAGAATTTTTATAAAAGTCTACTTTAAAATCTTCAATTTTTTTAGTTGGATTTACTTCCCAGGTTGGTCTTTTAAGCGCATATGTTTTTGGATACAAGTAGGATATTATGTGATCTTCTTCCCACTCAACAGTTATCTCATTGCCATCGGTGCCGTCTGGCAGTTCGTCATCCATCTTAAGAAGCTTGCTTCGTACAATAGTTTCTTTTTCACCAATCACAGACTCATAAAATTTTTGAATAGGATCGTTTTTAAATCTAGGGAACGAAAGCAAAATAACTTTTCCGAAGTCTGGAAAACGAGACATAACTGATGCACGGTACATATCATAAATAGCATCAGCTGTTTTTGCCTGATCGTGTCCAGTTGTGTTCTCCATCGCAAATCCAGAAATCTCATCAAGGATAACAGTTATAACGTTATAACCTTCCCAGGCTTCTCTTTGAGAGTGACCTGAGTGAACTGTGATTGCTTTATCAAACTTCATTTCTGAAGCCTTCTGGTCGTACTTTCCAGCAAACCATGGAGATCTTTCGATACGTGTTATAAATCCTTTAAAGAAAACGTGATGCCTGCTGTGCGTTAATAGCAATGTTAAGGATATCAATTGAATCTCCTGGTGGCTTACCGTAGTACGCTGCTGGATCTTTTAGGCACAACAAAAGATAAACCATGTAGGCAACAGATATTGTTGAAGAGTAGTCTTTACCAGAACCCTTGCCAAGCTGTGCGATTACTTCGTTACAAGTTTGCTTAAATCTTTTTTTACCCTCTTCTTCACCATAAAGCTTAATAAGCGTAGACTCTTTATAGATTTGAGATGACTTTTCAATTAGCTCATACTGAAGCTCTGATAGCGGGGGCAAGCCAAGATATTTAGGGCTGGTTACAAACTCTCTTAAATCTACTGGCTTTTCTTCAAACTCTTCGCCATCTAGAATATCAATAAGATCTGAGAAGTCGAAAGACATGTCAGCCTCTAAGATTTTCTATCGGGGTTTTTCTAAAGTTATGACCTTTAGGAACTTTAACAAACTTAAAGAAATGCCCTACGGAAAAATAGCGTACATCACTTAATATTTCTTTAACGCCATGTTTGCACTTATCTTCTGCTCCATGGACAACTAGGTCACCCTTAACTGGCTTATACTCTAAATTGTTTTGTTCTGGATAGAAAACTTCTCCTCCATCAAAATCATTAAAGTAAATTATTGTTCCATGTGTTATTAGGTCTGCTAGATCAAAATCTTCTCCTTCATTATATTGTTTTGATGCTTCTAGCACATCCTGGAATTGATATATGTCTGCGTGGGGTTTTCTTGATGCGCCCTTTAAAAGCTTTGATGCCCTGCCTCCAGGAGTTGCATAGAACCCGTCATCCATCAAGGCTGCTATTCTTTTTTTAACAGCTCTTATTGATTCTGTTTGTTTGTTGCTAGCAAAGTAATCTTTTGCTGTAGCAAGGAATGGTGCTTCCCAAGAGTCTTCTGAGAGCTCTAGTATGTCTTTCATTATTGCTTCACACTCTTCATCTGACATGAAGTTTTTATACACAAATATGTTCTCGCCTATTTCAGTAAATCCAGATTTATTGAACATTGGTTATAACCTCTGCATCTTCAACATGTATAGACTCAACCACCCCAGTTATTTGAGACAGGCGCTTTGCAACGTCCATCTTGCATTTAGGGCATACGGCAGTGACCTCTTTTAGAATGCCAACCAGCAGCTCTTGCTTTCTTTCTGTCTCTGCAATTTGTGATGCGAGCTGTGAGTTTTCTAAAACTCCTATGGACTGAAGCATTGCAATTCTTTTTGTCTCTATGTCTGCTATAAGCTTTAGGGCTCCAGCTTTAACGCTAAGCTGTCCTTGGGTGTCCGCATCTTCAACAGTTTTCCAGGCTTCCTTAATAAGCATTGCATAATGCTCATCGGCACCAGAGATAGCCTCTCTTGCCCTGTCACGCATATTTAGATCGTTATGGACAACAGCCTTCCATTCATCCACATATTCTAAAACTTCTTTTCTGGAGAAGCCAGTAATTGTTGCAATCTGGGTTGCTGAATTTCCTTTTAGCAGCTCCTGAACAACCTTATTCATGCGGTCAAAATGTACTGATGGCTCTATTTCTGTCATAATTAAATTATACCATGTTTTAGTTGACTAAGACTTGTTTGCGATTTTAAGAAGAATTAAATACCCAATCAAATCATCAATATCATTGTCTCCTGGAAACGCCTGGTCATTTTGAATTCTATTTAATTTATCATCAATACGAACACGAATCTGCTCTGTTGAATCCGCCTTGGAAAATATTCTTATTGGATCAAGTGCGGAGTTGCCATATGAGATATTCTTCTTAATTAACATCTCTGAAATATCTAGGCACTCTCTAATTATTTTATGTCCAGATGGAGCATCTGTTGCTATTAATTGCAGGTCTGTGATCCACGCCTGATATCCGCCGTCTTTATTTGGGTAACCTGTCATCTTTTTTTCAACAATCCAAACTCTTGTAAATATCTCTGTATAGTCATAGCAGAGACACCGCACTCTTTACCAATTTCTGTAACTGTTTTCTTTTGAATTACATATCTTCTGTACAGCCAATCTTTACTTTGATATAGCTTCATCGTTTAGTAAGCACCTGATTGCTATAGTGTGCAATACCAAAGCTATCTGCAACATCAAAATCTATAATCTCTAATCCATATTTCTTATTGAAATAGTCAGCAGTTCTCTGCTTTCTCATATTCCTTAACTGGTTCTTATACCAAGAATCAGCATAGCCTGGGTTTGCTAAACGTATTGCAGCTTTTTCATCCTTTGTGGGATTCTTGTTTCCAATATAAGACTGCCAGGCGGATGGGCTGATTGTGATGACCTTTGCTCCAGTAGACATTAGCTCTGCAATTACTACCCCGTAAACATAAGACAATTTTATCACAGCGTCTGGGGATCTGACAAGTACTGCTCCCTCTACAACAATATAATCACTCTTTAGTTCTTCTAGCATCATTGCCATTTTGTTTTTTGCATCATAAATTTTTTCATAGATATCTTCTCCTACTAAATTTATCTTGCCCCATTTTAATGGTACATCGTTTTCCATCAAACAAAATGCTATTGAGTTTGTGGAAGCATCAATGCCAAGCACTCTATATGCCTTTGTTTTTACAAGGCTACCTAATTTCATCCACTATCCCCTTTAATGTCTTCTTAAGCTTTTCGCTTGATTTCTTTACACAAGACGAGCAAATGTCTTCAGAGTTGTACCTACTGAGCTGGGACTTGCATTTTTTGCATAGCCTTACAGCACCCTTTTTAATAGCCTTTTTCTCATAATACTTTTCCATTATTCTTTTATTTGTTGCAATACGACAGCACTCATCGGTACAATATTTTTGATTATGTGTCTTGGCCTCAAACTCTTTAGCGCATTCAGTATTAGAA